TGGGCTATAGCGATGCGTCGGGTGCCCGTAAGGCCGTTATGCGAGGCATGGAGAGCACGCTGCAAGAATCGGCCGGGGAGCTTAGGAAGCTTCATTACGGGCGCTTAGAGCACCTCCTAGGGCTTCTATGGCCTGATGTGAACGCCCTCGATCTACCGAGCATGAAGCTTGCCCTTGATGTCATGGACCGGATGGATCGCCTCTTTGGCCTCTCCGCCCCTGATCGGCTCGACGTTGGCGTAGGTGGTCGTGAGACGGTGATCGTTGCCGACGGTGACAAAGAGGCGTACCTCAAGGCGTTGGCTGATGCGGGCCACGAGGTGCAGGGTGCCACCCTCGACACGACAGCCAACGAGGTCGAAAGCCACTAGGAGCTGTTCAGGGGCATCAGGAGCCTTATTTTGAGCCTCCGAGCACACCGGGGGTATCCGGGGGCCAAAACGAGGGGGAGGCCGTTAGAGGGCTTCCTAGGGCCTCTACAAACTTTTTGACCCCCCTCCCCCTTTTTTGCCCGCCCTCAACCGGGGGGTGCCGCACCCCAAGCAGCGCAGAGTTGCGGCATTTTTTGGGGTGTTTCATTTATGAAATTTTTTGGGAAGCTGTCAACAAGTATCGCTTGCAATCACTTGCAATGCTGGTACGATCGAGATCATAAGCCCAACAAGAAAGAGGAGAAAGACATGGCAAAGCTGCTAACGGTTAGGTCGCTGCGGGGTGACAATCACGTTCACGCTCTCGGCTGCCGAGACTCGGTGAACGCCAGCAAGTACTACGTTGACCCAGTTGCGTTTCGGAACGCCCTAGCGTTTGACGCTGGGCCGAACGACGACATCGCCCGAATCGCAGCGGAGAGAGAGCTTGGCGACATCGCCTGCGACACCTGCTCAACGGACGAGGAGTTTGACGCCTACTTCGCCTTTGCAGCGAACGACTTCAAGGTCTTTCCTTGCGCCGAAAAGGCGGTGAAGGCATGAGCTGGCTCGAAAACCTCAGCTTGCTCGCCTCGATCCTTTTCGGGGCGGGCTTCTGCGTATGGCTTGACCGCCGGTTTCTAGGCGCACCAAGAAAAGAAGAAGTGTGGCGACCATTCGGAACCTTCGTGCCCGGACGGCGTGATCGATTCCGCCACCATCGTGACCGGCTCCTGCGATTCTTGATAGGGAGAGCATGAGCAACCAGTTGATCTGGCTGGCAACCAGAAACCCAGTGGGCAACATCATCCTGCTGTACCTATGGATTCTCTGGCTGTACAAGCCACCCGAGGAGGAGCTATGAACCACTGCCGGATTTGCGGCAGCAAACAAGAGCTTGAAAAGCGAGGCCGCGACCTTCGTGACGTTCACGAATGCAAGCCAGCAGGCTGTCCGGTCGCCTCAAGCATCCACACCCTTGCGGACGGGCAACCGTGCCCGGACCCACGACACCAAGGAGAGTCATGAGCAAAGAGAGATTCCTTATGAGCGAAGACACCCACTTCGTCGGACTCAACCTCGACAAAGACATGCATGATCGGCTGAAGGCTGTAGCGAAGCGTGAAGAGCGCTCCCTCGCTGCCCAGATTCGATACATGCTGAAGCTTGCCGAAGAGCAGCTAGCAGCCAAGGAGAATAAATGCACATCCAGCTAATTGAAGACCTGCTCAAACTCTTGATTGAGCATTTCGGTGGCGACATCAAGCTAGAAGAGATCGACACCTTGTCGATGATCGACTTCCTCGCAGTCGCAGGCATGAAGATCGTGCCTGACTTTCAAGGCGAAATGTCAATGCTAGCGGTGCAAGCTTGGACGGAGCTGGCAGCAGCCAAGTAGCAAAAAGCATTTGCTGGCCGCGAGCCGACACTGGTGCGCCCCCCCCTCGTGGGGGCGTACCTTCTTTTTATGGCACCACCACGAAAGCCTGAGAGTCGTCAGCGAAGCTTCAAGCGTCTCTCGACAATTCCTCTTCACGGCGTTCGACGTAGCGCTTCGCCGTCTCAAAGTGACGAAAGAACTCATCGAAACGATCGTTGTGCGTGACGACGTAGCCCTTGATGAAGTTGCCTCGGCCGAGAGCTACGTCTTGCTTGACAATCTTGAAGCTCATTTCTGAAGGCTACTGATCGCTTCTGATTTATTCAAGGCTTCTGACGCTATTGAACTGACTTCCATTCATGAGCTTGCGGAAGTAACTTTTGACCTCGTGGATGCGACCGCCGTCATTCTTGCATTGCTTACGGTGCTTTTGATCCCGTGGATGGGGTGGACCTCACGCCAGCTTTTGTTGATCCAAATCAAGCTGGCTCGGGGCGAAGAAAACTTCGAGCGTCTGCAAGATGCGGTTGACGACCACGAGCAACGCATTCGCACCCTTGAGTCTTTCCATTACCAGCGGAAAGACGCATAGTGCCTCTTGTTCTTGGACGGCTCCCGCAAGACCGAGACGAGCTGTGGATGTACTTGAAGGTCGTCTGGGGCATCACTATCCCTCGGCAAAAAGTTTGCGAGCACCATTCGACACCCTTTGAGGCACTGGCGCAGGCGTATTTCGGTGAGACGCCGATCTCGATCTGGAAAGCCAGTCGAGGCTTCGGCGGCAAGAGCCAAACCCTCGCAGCTCTTGTTTGCATCGAGGCTGCGACCCTCGGTGCCGAGATCACAGTGCTCGGCGGGTCGGCGCAGCAAAGTCAGAACGTCCACGATGGTGCTCAAAAAATGCTCTTGTCGGATCGAGCACCCGACATGCTCAAGGGCGAACCTACAAAGTTTTCGACCAAGCTCAAGAACGACGGCAGCATTCTTGCTCTGATGGCATCGGAAAAATCAGTCCGAGGCCCGCATCCTCAACGCCTTCGGCTCGATGAGGTTGACGAGCTTGAGATTCAACTTTTCGACTCGGCGCTCGGTCAGCCGATGGATAAGCGTGGTATCCGTTCGCAGGTCGTCGCGTCTTCGACGCATCAGTATGCGGACGGCACGATGACCGAGTTGCTTCGCCGTGCAAACGAGCGAGGTTGGCCGGTCCACGAGTGGTGCTGGCGGGAAAACATTGGCACCCCTGAAGAACCGGGCTGGCTTACTCAGGACCAAGTTGACCGCAAAAGAGTTGAGGTCAGCGAGCGGATGTTCGCTATTGAGTACGACCTCCAAGAGCCGTCGTTTGATGGCCGTGCGATTGATGTCAACTTTGTCGAGCGGTGTTTCGATCAAGAAACCTACGGCTGGTTCCTTGGCGAGCTTGATGAGTACATCACCGTCGAAGAACCAGTAGAAGGCGCTCGATACGTCACGGGAGCCGACTGGGCGAAAGAAAAAGACTTCACGGTCATCCGCACGTTCCGAACGGACGTTGACCCGTGGGTCGAGGTGGCCTTCCTTCGCACCGGCCGAAAGCCGTGGCCGGAGATGGTGGCCGACCTAGACGACACGTTGAATATGTACGGCGGCTTGTGCGTTCATGACGCCACTGGCATCGGCAACGTAGTCGATGACCTCATCACCTACGACAAGCGCAAAGTAAAGCCAGTCGTCCTCCGTGGCCGTGAGCGTGAGTCTGTGTTCACCCAGTACATCGCCGGGATCGAGCAAGACGGTCTTCGGTGCCCACGAATCAAATACGTTTACGACGAGCACAAGTACGTCACCGACAAAGACTTGTTCGGTTCGGGCCACCCGCCTGACTCGTTCATCGCTGGAGCGCTGGCGTGGTCTATACGCCGCAAAGCTCACCGACCGGATGTTCGCCCCGTCTCGATAACCCGAGAAGCGAGTCCGTGGACGATCGGTGACAACGACACTCGCATCTCCAAGGGGCTGGTCAGATGAAGACTTTGGTAATCGACATCGAGTCTCAGCCGTCGCTCGCATTCGTCTGGCAGCTTTTCCAAACGAACGTGGGGATCAACCAAGTTGAGATTCCGGGCAGCGTGATTTGTTTCGCAGCGAAATGGGTGGGCGAGAAAAAGATTCACTTTCACTCGGACTTTCACGACGGGCATTCCGAAATGGTCGAACGAGCGTGGACTTTGCTCGACGAAGCTGACGCGATCGTTACCTATAACGGCCGGGCCTACGACTGTAAGCACCTGCAACGAGAGTTCCTTTTGGAAGGTCTTGGTAGGCCAGCACCTCACATCGATATCGACTTGCTGCTCGTGATGCGAAAGAACTTCAAGTTCGCTAGCAACAAGTTGGATTTCGTCGCTCAGCAACTCGACCTCGGGTCGAAGACGAAGCACGCCGGATTTGATCTTTGGAAAGGATGCATGGAGGGAGACGCTAAAGCTTGGGCGCTGATGAAGAAGTACAACCAGCAGGATGTACGGCTCACCGAAGAATTATTTGAGGCAACAAAAGAGTGGAATCACATGCTGCCCAACTACGCCCTCCACGGGCAGTCGGACGGTTGCCCTCGCTGCGGGAGTACAACCGCCCCTGTGTCTCGTGGGTTCAACTACACAAAGACAAGCAAGAACCGGCGCTACCAGTGCAAGGACTGCCACGGTTACTTCACGGAAAGGCTTGCCGACCCAGAGCTTGAGAAGCCTCGCTATAAGTAGTGAGCAGCCCCCTTGGCGCTTCACACCCGGTTGCGCCAAGAGGGCCTAGCCCACGCCGCTAGGGGACCAACGAAGTAGGAGGAGCCTTCGTTGCGCGGCGAACTCTGGATGAGGATTGTAGCGTATTTGCAAATTGCTGTGAAGACATCTCTCCGACATCCTTACAACCGGCAGGCCACTGCGATGGACGCCGAAG